TGGATGTTTTTTTCAAGACTATTAACACATCCAAAATATTTTAATTTATTACGTGTTAAAAGATCTATGATAGAAACTAGAAATGTTTGGGCTAAAAGCATTCCATCTAGATTTTTAGCTTGGCCAACAATGATGCATTGCTTAGACAACGGCGCTAAGAATCTATATTTTAGTTTGAACGTATCTAATGATTATAAGGATAGTAATGATTGGAGAAAAGGAACGTCACCATTACGCCATGCACATCTTTTAGAAAAAATAAATTTTGCTTATTATGATGGCACTTATAAAGTAAATGGTGTCCTTTCTGATGTATATATACTTGATATAGAAATAGCCAAAAAGACTATTCAGGCTGCTATGGCCGCACCTTTGGAGATTAATTATGAAATTGACTGAATTAAATAATGCCTATCAAATTACAGATATTGATTTAAGCAATGATGAAGAATGTAAAGAGCTAGGACAAATCGTAGCTGATAAATGTGTAGTTTTTATTGACCAGAAAATTACAGAAAAACGTTTATTCGAAATACAAACATTATGGGGAACACCATCACGAGCTTTACTTCATAAGTATGTTGGTGAAAAAAGACTCAAAGGCAGCCATTGGCGAGAAGTATTACTGAATCTTGGATATATTTCGAAAGGTGTTGAAGAATTTCAAGAAGGAATGTCTCGAGTTAGTTTTGCTAAAAACGCAAAAGGAAAACCTACTGGTATTTTTACTAATGGCGAATTAGACTGGCACAGTGATCAACAAGCTCATTATGATAAACAACGTGTGATTGGATTAATGAGTTTATTTGGATCAAAAGGGAGTCAAACAACATTTCTTCAGACTGGTCCAGTTTATGAATCATTAAACCATGAAGATAAATCAATGTTTGATGAACTCGTTACAGTCTGGGAATGGGATGGGTCTATGTCTCAAGAACTAATTCCATCTCAAATGGAGATTGTAAAATATAATATGGTGTGTTTAGCTGGAATGGAATGTCCAGTTGTTGATACTACCGCTACAGGTAGAAAAGGATTAAAATATCCATCTCATTCATTTAAAAAATTTAAAGGTATGTCAGTAGAAGAAAGCCAAAAAGTAAGAGCTCATATGTGGTCTTTACTGAATAAACCAGAAAACGTTTATACACAAAATTGGGAAGATGGCCAAATTGTTTTCATGGATCAAAATATTACTTTACATGCACGGCCGACAAATGTAAAAGACGGCGATAAAAGAACAATGTCCAGAATGATAACATATATGGATAAGTTATTTGAAAACCAAGAACCAAATGATTATGTTTTGTATGATGGACAAAAAGTTAAGCACGATGTTTTTGCTGGGATGGTAGATGAGCAACGTAGAAAAGAATTCTATGGATGATTACATTTGTCCTATAGATATTGATTATGATGCTGATATATTAAAATCAGAAATATCTAATTATTTAGATATTGTCCTCCAACAAGATCCTGATTATGGTAAGTTTATAAAAGATACCGGAGAAATGGATAAAGGTACTTTTAAATATTTAAGAATAAAAGGCAATGATCTAGATAATTTAAAATACACTAATTATATTAAAACATACTTAGAAGATGAATTAGATATAGACATAGACAAAAATATAGCTATTACTTCCACTCAACCATACAAAAAAGCCTTACCACACAGAGATGGAAATGACGAAAAATGTTTTACTTTTGCAATTAATTTTCCGCTATTTAAAGATGATAAAGGCACAACTAATTTTTGGGAATTGGAAAACACTTCTGACGTAAGATATAATCATTTAAAAAATGGAATCCCAACCGCTGGAGTAAGTCAAGATTCTCCATATATAAAACAGGTTTTAGCTATTAAAATGGATGGACCTAAAATAATACGTACTGAGAAATATCATTCTGTTGATAACTCTTTAAATGAAGATCATAGAATGAACCTTTCATTTCGAATGCATATTGATAGTCAAATATCGTGGCCGGAGATTTTAGATAAAGTAAAAAGGAGCACAATATGCTAAGATTATATACACAACCTAATTGCCCCTTTTGCGATCTAATGAAAGAGATGTTAGATCAAACAAGTCATAAGTACGAAGTTGTAAATATTAGAGAAGATCCTGGAGCTCTTGTCTGGATTAGGGACCGAGGCCATAAAACTGTTCCACAATTATATCTAAATGATATTCATATTAATCAAAAAAGTGATACAAGAGAGTATACATCTGGTGAATTAAATGATATAATTAGTGATGTAATGGATCAACAAGATTGGCCGTGGAAAGACAGCGGCGTCGAATATGAGATTTAAAAATGACCCCAGTCGATAATGTACTTTATTTTAATGATGATATTGATATTAGATTGTGTCTAAAAAATGGATATACGACTTTGCGCCACGTATGGCTAGCTAGATATGATCCAATTTATCTTGAAAAACTTAATGGGGGACAAATCAACTCTCCTAGTAGTAGTGAAAGATATAATATGGTTATGTTAAAAATGGATATGTGGGATCAACCATTTCGTCGTGGCTCTTACAGAATAGCTATTAAAAGAGATCCAGTAGAACGCTTTATGTCTGCTATTTATTATTTGGAACAAACAAAACTATACTATCATCATAAGTATGTCAAAAAGAATTACATAGATTTAACACACGTTGATTCAAAAAATATTAATGCAGTATTAGATGCATTTGATAATCAATTGTTAAGAGATGAACATTTCTTTTCTCAAAGCTATTTTATGGGCCATCCCAATGATTATGATAAAGTTTATTATTTACATCAGATGCCAGAATTGTTAGAATGGTTGGAGAGAAAAACCAAGTGTAAAACTTCTTTTAAAGGCATATGGCGAAATCAAAATCCAAGCTTTGATAGAGTTGAGCTTTCCCCCGATCAACAAATGAGAATTATTAAGATGTACGCTAAAGACTATGCGAATGGATGGTATTAATGAATCCTTTTGATTATGTGAATAGTATTAATAATACTAAAGAAGATATTATGAAAGATGATAAAGATGAAAAAGCATATCCTGCTTTCATGGTTAATCGTTCATTGTCTTACTTTGCTGATACGGTAGGGCTCGCAAATGTCATGAATCAGTATCACCACCTTGACCACAAACTGCAATATCACTTTCTTATAAATATAATCCGTAAGCGTAAAAGATTTTCGAAATGGATTAAACCAACAACTGAGAGTGATATTGAAGTGGTTAAAGAGTACTATGGATATAGCAATGAAAAAGCTAGACAAGTATTGTCACTTCTGTCACCTGAACAAATAACTATAATAAGACAGAAGGTGAATAAAGGTGGAAGAAACTAATGTAATACAGTGGAACCCTACAGATATGCTAGAGGTTACACTTAACGAACCAGATGATTTCCTTAAAGTAAGAGAAACATTAACACGCATCGGCGTCGCTTCACGCAAAGATAAAAAACTTTTCCAGTCATGTCATATTCTACATAAACAAGGCCGCTACTTTATTGTACATTTCAAAGAGCTGTTTATGTTAGACGGTAAAAAAGCAAACCTTGAAGAAACAGATATTCAAAGACGCAATACAATTGCTACTCTTATGAGTGACTGGGGTCTAGTAGAGATTCAAGATCAAACCAAAGCATCCAATTGTGCTCCACTTAGATTAATTAAAATTCTACCATATAAAGAAAAGAATCAGTGGGAGCTTTGTCCAAAGTATAACATCGGTAATAAGTAATGTTTCCTGACGGATTATTAGAATCTATTGAATCAAAAAAAGCTTTTCATGGCAGACTCGATCTGCCACCATCAGCCTATCCTAGTTGGGATCAATTAGTACCTTATTTTGATCAGTCTTTTTTAAATGGAAATAAAAGAGCTAGAGATCCTCATAAAATATTTGTTAGTGTTGAAACAGATGATTTTCCAATTGTAAGACGTGTAAAAACTGAACTTGGTAAACTTTTAAATAGAACTGGATTATCATGCCATTGTTATGCTGGTTTTAGTCCAAACGCCATAGCTTCCCCACCCCATAACGATAGAATGGAAGTTTTCTTTGTTATGATACAGGGGTCTATGCCGTGGAAGATATTTGAAAATGGATGTGATTATTCTGATGAAACACAAACTATGACTAGTAAATCTACATTCTCTAGACGCTTAGTCCAAGGGGAATTTGTATATGTGCCAACTGGAGTTTACCATGTTGCTTTGCCAGATAGTTCTCGTGTAGGATTTTCTTTTGGCTGGTAGAACTTTTTTGCATATCGGCTATTTACATTTGGCATAACAATAACTATATAAATAAAAGTGGAATGCGGATGATCCGGTTCCGAAACTTTCTTGCTTGTAAAAAGGAGATAACTATGACAGGCGTACAATCACTATTTCCACGTTCATCTTTTGTTGGTTTTGATCACCTACTTAATGAATTAGATTATGTAGCAAAACATGCAACTGATAATTATCCTCCCCACAATATTTTAAAAACTGGTGATCATGATTACTTGATCGAATTGGCTGTGGCTGGATTCTCAAAAGATGAGTTGTCAATTGAAGTCAAAGACCGAACATTGACAGTAACTGGAGAACATGAAAGCAAAGGTCGCGAGTACATTCACCGTGGTATTTCCACGAAGAAGTTCAAACGCACTTTTAGGCTGTCTGAGCACGTACACGTAAACGGAGCAGACATCAAGGACGGAGTATTGTCAATTAATGTGAAATATGAAGTTCCTGAAGCACTGCGTCCTCGTAAAATCGAAATCGGTCATTACGAGGAATTAACAAATGACACAGACACTAAACAACTTCTTCAAGAAGCTAATTAATAACTATCAGATGGCTAAAGCAATCAGACAAACAGAACATGAATTGCGCAAGCTAACTGATGCAGAATTGAACGATATTGGTATTTCAAGAGGTGATATCTATTCTATAGCTAGACAGGATGCAGATATGAAACAATCACATCTTATCACTCCTTTTAACCCTAACTTAAGAGGATTTGTCTAATGGCTTTTTTAGTAGATACAGTCACTATCGATCATCGTTCAAGATTCCAAAAACTTTGGGCTGGTTTTATGAACTGGTGCGAAGTAGTTGGATATAGCAGAGCAGCTACTCATTTTGCAATTCAAGGTCAACATGACCTAGCTAAGAATTGCATGATGCAAGTTGCAAAGCTGAAAGGCTAACAGAAGAATCTTAGCGGAGGGGCTGTCATGGCCCCTCAGATCACAACACAGACACAGGAGATTATTATGTCTAATCCTTATCAAATCCGTACAGATATCTTAGCAATGGCTAAAGATGTTATGGACAAACAATACGATATGCAACTTGAAATTGCTCGCAAGATGATGGATATGTATAAAGACAATGCAGAACAAGCATTGGAAGCATATAAGAAATATGTACCAAAGGCTATTACGCCAGAGGAAATCAAAGAGCAAGCTGAAAAATTATATGAATTTGTCTCTGAAAAGAAATAAATTAGAAGGGCTTCGGCCCTTCTTTTATTTGATTGAACTTAACATTACTGAGCTTTGTGATATGAAATGCGAGTTTTGTCCTCGCAGTCAGGGCTATCCAAACTCTAATCTAAACATGTCTTTAGAAACTATTGATTTGATAGTTGAGCAGATAAAAGATTTAGAACATCAGCCCATAATACATTTATCTGGTCGTGGGGAACCTACACTACATCCACAGTTTGGAGAGATTCTAGATAAACTATCTCACTTAAAAGTAAAACTATCTACAAATGGAAATCGTGTTGATCGTTACTTAGATCAAATCAATAGATTGCATAAAGTAGATTACAGCATATATGATGAAAGTAAACTAAGTCCTGAAGAAGCTTTACAAAAATACAATTTTCATATTGTAGATAAAAGAACAAAGTTAAATAATTCTTATAATAATAGAGCAGGATCAGTAGAAAATAAATTTACACATAATGATCCACATCACCCGGTTCTTGGATTATTTTGTGAAAAACCATTTACAGTAATCTATATAAACTACAATGGTGATTATAATCTATGCTGTAATGAATGGTTCAATCCAACTGTATTAGAGAATGTATATAGTCAACCGCTAAATACATATATCAAACAAAACGAAAAACTAAAACAATTCCAGCAAGATTTAGCAAAAGGTCAACGAAGTTATTCACCTTGTAAAAGTTGTAACAAGCCAGTTCATCCAAGTGCTGAAAAATATTTGCTGAAGCATGTTTACAATTAGTCTAAATTATGATAGAATAGCCTCAACACTGGAGGTTTTATGGCATTTTATACATCAGTCAACCGTTATGGTAATTCAATATTGTACCGTGGATATTCTGACAATGGTACACCAATCACTACGAAATACAAGTTCGAACCAACACTATATCTA